ATTGAGAAGTACCAACTGTGTTTCCATAAGTTCTTTGAATTGCTTGTTTACCCATTATTTGTAAAGAATCAGGTGTAGTCATTAACGCTACATCTGTTGAATAAACCATTGCTGTCCAATACCATGTTCCTGCGGTGAGTGTTACACCGGCAGGTGACCAAGAATATACTCCTGTTGTTGTTCCGATTGCTCCGAAATTATTTGAATCTAATAAAGTACTAGGTAATCCTGTGTCACTATTCGCACTATAAAGTGCTACTTTCCAATCTGTGGTTCCGTTACCTCCACCAACTCTCCAGCTCACTGTATCTACGGTTCCACCTCCGAAACTATAAAATGGATAAAAATTTACATCATTTGTATTATAATTTGCTTTATAGTCATAATTCGTATGTAGTCCATTATTAGGATACATCGGCCATGCGAATTGAGAATAACCTGAACCCGATGCTTTGTAATCAATATAAAATGTTTCTGGTCCGCTATTTGCTGGCATTCCTGCTGCCCCGCCGCCACCACCTGCGTCGGTCCATGTAGTTCCATCATACCATTTTAGTTTGTTGGAATCTGCTGAATCTATTGCTAGTTCTCCAGTAGATGGACTGCCTGAAAGTGCTGCTGCGTCTTTAACTAATTTATTTTTAACTGTAATATTATCGGCGTCTATTTGTTCTTTTCCAGAAATTCTTAGTGTCATTATAATACCTCATAAGTTACAGTTACTCCGTATGTTCGAGTCTCTGTGTTTGTGAATGTTATATCTAAATCTTCAGTGGTTCCTAAAATTATTAATTCACCATCTGGAATATATGCTATATCTGTTGCTGTTGAGGCTGAAGGGTCTACACTTAAAATTTCAGTTGTATAAGCTGCTGTTGAATTTGATTTCTTGATTACAAAGTTTTCAGAAGTTGTTGGTGCTGCTGAAAAATGACATGTAACGCTTAATATCTTCCATTGGGCAGATGCTCCAGGTGCTAAATTAATAGATATTGCTCCGCTTCCTGTAGTTTCATTCAAAGAAATTGATCGAGGTGTTGAAGTTGCTGAAATATTTGTTCCGTTTGGATTTACCACCGCTACAGCAGGTAAATTTGCTACTGTTGTGCTTTCAACAAATTTTTGAAACTCTTTATCGGTTCTATTATCTGGTATTGCCATATTATTTTAATAAATATATACTAACCTTATATTTAAAGTTAGTTCTATATTTATTTAATCCTTCTCCTCTACTTCTTCTGCTTCTTTTTTATCTTCATCCAATTTAGTCTTTTTCTTTTTAGCTACTTTTTTAGCAGGTTTGCTTACAACCAATTCAAAGTATTCGTTAGCATATTTTGTTCCAGCAGGTATTTTCTTTATTTCCCCACCGTCAAAGTCTAACCACTTTCCTTTGCTAAGCTGAATTGCTCTATAGTAGCTCATCTTGTTTTTTACTTGTATATCTTTCATTTTTAGTCTTTCCTCAGAATCCGTGAATAAGAATATTCACGTAGTCATCATTTGTTCCTGTAATAGTTAACGTACTACCAGTCCAAGTAAATGTTGTTGCGTTAGTACCTTCTGCTACTGCTGATACAAATTGAAGGGTATTGAACCTTTCTGAAATGTATGTGCTTGTTGCGCCTGTTAATTGTACTCTAACTACTTCACTACCTGGGTCTTCACTACTTGCGTGAACTATGTTGTCTACACTTGCCATTTTTTTTCTTTAGTCTCCTTAATATTTTAATTTTATCTCTTAAAAAAAGAGAAAGGAGAACCAAAGTCCCCCCTTTACATTTATGTGCTTGTCTAAGCTTGTCCTAGTACCAATAAAGCATATTGGTGATTTGTTGTTCCGCCACCTGCGTCTAGTGTAACTGTTGTTCCACTAATCGTAGCTACGACTGAATCACCAGTGGTTACATCATTTGCCCATACAACATCTACTGTGTTGATTGGAGCTGATAACCCTGTTGCTGCTGTATCTGAAAGGTCTATTGTATCTGCTGAATCCGCTGTTGCTGGAGTCAAGACACAAACTAGTAGTCTATCGTTTCCTGGTACAGTATTATGTCCTGTACTTCCTGTAATTGCTGCCATTTTTTATCCATATCCTCCTTATGCGATTGCGAATATCATAGCACAGAATTGTTCTGCTTGTAATACCAAACTTCCATACCATTTCAGCATGAATTTGTTGCTATCACTAGTTCTTGCTAAGTCTTGATAAGTCAAGTCTTGTAGAACTGCCATGAATAATACGCTAGTATCTAATACAAATAATCTTCGGCTTCCACTTGTGGTTGAAAGGAATTTAGTATAAATTACTGGGATTCCTTCAAATTCATAAGTTTGAATTCCGAAACCAATCGTTGTTGTTGGTGGTGTGTATCTAAGATACGAGGTCATCAGTCCTTTAATTACGTCATATGTTGCCATATCTACAGCAATTAAGTTTGGATTTCCTCCACCGTTTGCTAGTCCACCTGAAAAGCCACCTGCTCTTGCTTGTCTGATACTATTTCTAATGTCAGATAATGTAAGTGCTGCTGCTGCTTTATTTGTGGTATTAGTTGTAACTAGATTTATAAGCCCGTCATATTCTTCAGCGTTAACTGTTTCATCGCCATTGAAAATTGTGTTCTCAATTGCTTGAACTAAGCTTCTAGTATGCGTTTGTACTTCTTGTCTCAACATATCAATGTAACCTGCGGTTGCTGCTTGAGCAAATCCTGTAACTTGTCCTACTGCGTAGGCCAATTTAATCTTTACAGATTGTCTTGTGTATGTGTCATCACTATCATTTAGTGCTGAACCTTCATTTAAGAAAGATGCGCTGTTGAGAGTTGTTAGTTGATTGAAATCATAAGTCTTTCCTCTAACTGCTCTTTTCGGTAGCATATCGTATACTGGAGTTTCCTTTCTAACTAAATTTATGATAGATGAATCTACATAAATCGGTATTAGAACTGGAAGGTTTCCAGATGTGGTCGAGTAAAGAGTTCCACTTGCGTACTCATCAGTTGAAGATGTTCTCTCTTTCTGAATAAGTTGTGCTTGTCTCTTTCTCAATACTTCTCGTCTATCATTAGACTTGTAAGCAGTTGAGTCTACTCCACCAGAATACACTGTTCCTTCTGGCATATTTCCAAATGACAATTCGTAGGCACTTCCTGCGTTTACGTTTAATGTGTTTCCAAATGTTGCCATCTTACCAATATTTCTCTCCGTATTCAATTCCTTTGAGTACCGCAATTTGTTCCCAAACTGATAGGTCCTCTCGTACTACTTCCTTGTTTGCGATTTCGATGTTCTCATTCATAGCCTTAAGAAATGCCCTTCTTGGCGTTTTCTTAATTTTCTTCAAAGAACTAATCTCTTTACGCAAAGCCCTAAGTTCGGCACGTAAACTTTTGTCAAGGTCTTCTGCTGGTTCTGCTGCTTCTTCTTCATCAGCTTCTTCTGCTTCAGTCTCATCTTCTGATGATTCTTTCACTTCAGGTTCTGCCTCAGGTTCTGCTTCAGGTTCAGTTTCTTCCCCTTCTAAGTCTTTTGTTAATACTTCGTTTTTCATTGTTTTTTCCTCTGTTTCGTTAAATCCGAAAGATTTTGCTATTGTAATAAACGTATTTCGATTACTTCCAATAGGCACTAATGAGGCTTCAATTAATTCTGCGTCGGTCCATTCCTTACAAGAAACATCTCCTGATTTATATTCACGAGAGTTCTTTGGAATAGCTCCGATGCTTAAACCAATATTAGCTCCATCATCTAACATTCCTTTAACAATTTGAGCATTAGGATTGGAGGTAAACCATTTTGGTGTCATTGCTAGTGCGTGGCTATCTCCGTTTGATAATACAGTAGGATTTGTCCATTGTCCTACCATATTTAATATTTCATTTTTGTGGTCCATTAACATAGGGATAAATTTGTTTGGGTTTTCTGCCCATTTCATAAGTAAATCTTTACTCATTCGTTCATTATCTCTGTCAATACTATTATCACTTAAAATTGCTTGATATTCATTAGTAAGTAAATTTTTACTTAATGGTATCCAAATTTGTCTTTTTTCCATTGCTTCAGTTTTCATCTAAAATATCCTTTCAAAAGTCCGATTTGATTTACGACATCTTCTGTATAGTATTTTTCATATGCTTCATCTTGTGGCTTTCTGTCATCAAGAGGCATACACATACCCAGTTTTTTGTCTACTTCGTAGCCTTCTGGACATGAGCCATCTGGCATCGGTTTTACTGGCTTCATCGCTTTCGCTTTTAAATTGTCTTTCGCCTCTTCCTTATCTACATCTATTTTGAATTTCTTTGATGCTCTAAATATTGCCTTTAATGCTCTTTTCTTCTCTTCTGCTGATATTCCTTTAACTTGGTCTAATCTTGCTAAAGCATTACGAACATGAGCCGCATCAAAAATAGGTAATTTAGAAGCACTTGGCGGTTCTCTAGGAACTGCGTAAAATTCAGAAACAGACATATCTAGTTCTTTACGTTTTTCTTCCATACTTGTAACTGTTGCTTTTTCCATTTTATATTTTTTTGCTGGTTTGCCAGTCTCTTTTTCATATTGTGCTGTACATATTGCCCACGCAGAATCCTTTTTACTTTGTCCTGTATATGGTTTAAAATCTGGGTCGCCTAAAAGTCTCTTAACACAATTTTCAACAGAGGGTGGCATGAGTATTATTATTAGTTGCTTCTATATAAATAACTCTGTATATTTAAATAGAAATTGAGATTAAATAATTTTAATTAGAATTGTAGCAATTGATACTCCAAATACAGAAAAGAATCCAATCATCATTTTATTCATTGTATTTTGTTTAATTCTAAAAGCTGTGTTCTTGAAAGTTTGATTGTTTAATTTTTCTAAGTGGTCTTTAACGTCTCCAATATCTGATTTAACATTGTCTATTCTTTCGAGTAATAACTCGTTACTTACTTTCATGCTCCATCATCTCCTTCTGAGCTATCGGGAATAAATACTAATCTACTTCTACAATTAACATGAGCTGGAGGGTGAGCAAATTGGTCTCCGTTCGGTAACACAAATAAGTCTCCTGGAGCTTGTTTTTGTTTATCTAAGGTTTCACAAATCTCGCTAGTTCTTTTATCCATATGAGCATCCCACATTAACTTTCCAGGAACATTTGATTTCATATAAGATTGTAAGTGAGCTGAGTTCCTTATTCTATTAGTTTCTGTTCGTGCTATCATCATAGCGTGATTTCTACCTGTATTTAATTTCGATTCAATTGCGTCTCTAACATCTAGAATAGAATCTCCTGCTCCAACACCTTTAGCTATTATTTCTCCTACTTCAATTTGAAGAGTGTCATTTACGCCTTGTATACCTAACCATTTTCGACCATCTGGTAATACATAGCCGTTGGTTTGCTGTTCTGCGAATTGATTAATTAATACTCGGTCTGACTCTACGATGCCTAATTGTATATTTAAAGAATCTTCAATCTCATCTACCGCACCGTTCCAAGTCTTTCTGATATATTGCTCAATTAGTTCTTTTAATCCAGCTACTGCGAATAAGCTTGTTATCTTAGACAAAAAGCCACCCCAGTCTTTTCTTAACCAAATCTTTTGACCTTTACGAGTAGCTACCATTTCTTCGTCAAATATCTTTAGAACTTCTTTTTCTAAGTGGTCATAATAATGTGCTAAGAAGTCTCCATAATTATCCCAATCTTGCCATTTAGTTCCAACTGGTTCTTTGAAAGGAGTTTGTTCTAACTCGGTAAATTTACTCAAGTTTTTCTTTTTTTTTAATGTTGAATCTTTACTAGCCTGGATAATACCTTCAGAAAAGCTTGCTTGAGGCAATAATGGTTGGTCACCCCAAGATACTGGGTCATAACCACGGTCTAATCTTATTTCATTGACTGTTCTAATACCTAACTTAACATCTTCTCTTTGTTGTCTTTGCTCTTCAGATTCAAGTGCTTGGTCTACCCAATCCCATTTAATTTCTACTTCAATATCTCTATCTTGATAGAACTCTGATATAATGTCTTCAGTTACTTTATCTTGTAATAATTGTATAAATGGTTTAATTGCTCTTCTTACAAATACTCTGCTTTGTGATTCACCTACGCTTCGGTTGGATGAGTCTGTAAATCCTAATTCATCAGGTGTGACACCGTACATTGCCCAAACTAATTTTTGGTAGTATTTCTGTCCTTCTAACCAATCCATATCTTTATTATTTTGGTGGAATGGTGTAAACTTCATGTCTTCATTGAATATAACTAATTTATGTGGTTTACCTCTAATATCATTTTTCCATTTTTGAATGAATCTATCAAGGCTTTCTTTGTCTGCACCCATGATTGATAACGCACCGTCTGGGATAGCGTATTCTTCAAACATCTTTTTGTTAAATCTGACTGCGTTATTTAAGCTCTCTAAGACCATGTATATAGACTCAATTGGACTCCATCCATAAGGACTATTACTTCTTGGACTCATTTGAAAATATACAATTTCTCTCTTATAGAATGGTAATGGTTTAGCTGCGTGGCTTAACCAACTGTATTGGAAGTAAGATGGTTTATCTTCTGGTAATATTCCATATTCATTAGGATTAATAATGAATGTTCCACCGTCTCTACAATAAATTTCTGTTAATTTAGCGTGAGTAGTTAAGGCTTTAGCCATGATGTCTACTGTTGGATTTTTACCATCTTTAGCTACATAGCTTGTAAATGAGTATTTTTTGGCTTTTCCATAGCTATCAAAGGTTTTTACTAAAACACCTGCGTCTATTTCTAGAATGTCTTTAAGTAATGTTTTTATTATTGTTGAAAAGGTTTCACCATTTCTATTGGGATACCTGAAAAACTCTTCTACTTCAGATTTAGTTTCTTCGTCATACGTATCTTCAAATCCAGCTTTTGGTACAATAAAGTACGGAATACCTGAAATTTCATCAATAATAGTTTTAATCGCCATTGCTACTTGTGGCGTTTGTGCGAATTGACGCATAGTATGTACTGGTGTACCACCTCGTGGTTGACCAAGTTGAGGAGCATAAAACCAAGAACTCATTAATGCGTGTTTATCGGTTTCGACTGGAGAATTTCTGACTACATCAGCATATTTCGGGATAGCTCTATCAAAAAAATTACTTAATTGGCTCATTATTCCCATTTTAGTTACGTGTGCGAGAGCCTGACTTACTGGTGGTATTATTATTAGTGGTCAGAGATATAAAAAGGTTTATCATTATTTATATATCAAGTACAGCAAATTGATGCTCAAACTTATCCTCCTTAGCAAATATTAACATAAGGCTATCAGCAAAGTCTGGAGACTTATTAGATGGGTCTATAATTTTAATTTTACTAGCACTTGTTAATTCATATTTCATATTGTTTAGTTGTGAGATTAATTCTTTATCTTCAGGGATGGTTATTCGGCTTTCTTCAAAAGCTTTTCTTAAACTCCAGAAAAACTCTGCCTTTTGATTACTAAATCTATCGGTCTCAGTAATAGCTTTTCTTCCTACTTTAATCTCTTTAGCATTATAACCCAATTCTTTGAACCTGTCGTAGACTCCTCGACCTACTCCTGTACTATCTACATTTAGTAACATCTTTTTATTTATATATTTACTTACTTTTCCTACTGTAGTCATTGTATCTTGTTTTGCCCATTGGTGTATTTCCAATACTTTGTATTTGTTTTTAAAAACTTCAGC